ATTTGAGCTTATCATTCAACTCGCGAACGAGAGTGACGTCGTTTGCGTTATACGTCACGAACAGTTGGAAATTCTCTCTGGCAAGTCGTGCGAGAGATCCATACTCATCATAGGACGTTTTCTTTTTTCCCAGTTCCAATTCGGCGATAAAATCCAAGCGATAGACTTCCCGTTTGGTGGGGCAAAACTTTTTGTACAGTTCAAGATAATCCAAATTGACAACACCAGCGATATCGACAATCTTTACTTCCTGCTGGCTGGGTTGGATCAGAATCGTCTTCGGTTTGACGCGGCCCCACGGGGACAAGACCTTTGATGTGAATGGAAAGTCTTCTCGCTCGTTCAACCAATCAATGCGATTAACGATGTAGGGCAAGTCAAACGCATGTGTGCTCCACCCCGTGACGATGTCGGGATAGTCCTTCGTCCACCACGCCAAGAAGGATTGAATGAGGGCGACCTCATTAGCACAGTTGTGATAGGTGAGATCGGTGCGATCTGTTTTGTATTCTCCACACCCCCACACATAGGAATGTCCCCACACTTCGGCAGTGATCGCCGTGATGGGTTGGTCGGGATATTCTGGTGGTGCGAAGTGATCTTCGCTGTCGACCTCGATATCAAGATAGACGGTGCGAAGAGCAGGAAAAGGCATTCCACACTTTGGCGTAATATGGTCGGCAATGAATTGTTGAACCGGCGCGATCACTCCATAGAGTTTCGTGCCTTGTTGGTCCATCATCTTTTCATGGGCGTAGTATTGCGTGATGGACGAATGGCGGGTCACGCGCAATGGCGTGTCATCGAGCGTGCGCCAATCGTCGGTCTGCTGTGTAGTCACACACGGCGAATAGGTTTTGGGACGATACGCAATCTTGAAGTAGCTGGGCTGCTTGGTTTCAGGATCGCGCAGTCGAAGGCCGATATCATCACCGAGGGCCACGATATCCGTATAGAAATCATATTCACCACGCATCGAGTCAGTATATCATGGGCGACGATGTGTAATTATTCTGCACAATTGATTCATAAGCGAAAGAATACTTACAGAAATCATTCGGGAATTGTGAGATTTGACTTTACGAATCGATACTGGTATCATCTTCATATGGCAAAAGTGACCCACGAACTGATTGGCGGCGAGTGGCAGCAAGTGTCTACACCCCGTGCCCCAGAGCGCACGAACTTTGTGATCGTGTGCACGTATGGCGACTGGTCCGGCTTTCGGACACTGACCGAGTGCCTCGCACAGACTCCCGCGTCCGGTGTGCTCTCGCGTGGCCGTGCCTATTGGATCGAGGAGCGATAATGACAACGAATGCTTCATGGTTCACCGTCGACCGTGCCGGACTGGCCAAGCAGTTGGCCGACATGCCCACGTGGCGGCTCATCTCAGAGTTGCTCCAGAACGCATGGGATGAACAGGCCACCCGTGTTGTGGTGTCTATCGACAAATCAAACATTCGTGGCTACTATGATGTGTGTGTTGAGGATGACAACCCGAATGGGTTCGCCGATCTCTCACACGCATGGACGTTGTTCGCGCCGAGCACAAAATCAACGAATGCCGAGAAACGCGGCCGGTTCAATCTCGGTGAAAAGTTGCTGTTGGCCGGAAGCCGGTCTGCCACGATCACAACGACGTCCGGTATGGTCAGGTTTGACTCCGCAGGGCGCAGCGCAACCAAGAGCCATCAACGGCCCGCTGGCTCCTCGGTTTTTGTCACGATGAAAATCTCAGACCTTGAGGAGACAATCGATTCATTGCATCGTTTGATTGCACCCATCCCAACAACCATCAACGGAGTCTTGATGCAGCCGGGGACACCACTCAAGCGCATTCCGGCCAAGCTGCCGACGATGGTGGCGAATGAGCAGGGTGACTTCGCTCGCACCGAACGGATGACTGAAGTCGTGGTCTATCCAGTGACGGCTTCACGTCCTGCCGCCATCTACGAGATGGGCATTCCGGTGGTGGATGTGGATCTGCCGTATTCGCTGGACGTGCAACAGAAGGTGCCGTTGAACCGCGACCGCGACAACGTCACCCCGGCCTATCTCCAACAGCTTCGTGTCCTCGCATTCAACGCGATGTATGAACAACTGAAACCCGAGGAATTCAAAACCGATTGGGCGCGAGCCGCCGCAGGGGACGAACGCGCCGAAGCCCCGGCCGTGACTCATTCACTCGATCAGCGATTCGGGACCAAGCGGGTGGCCTACGACCCCTCAGACCCGGAGGCCAATCGCATCGCCATGTCGAAGGGCTATACGGTGGTGCATGGTGGATCGTTGTCTGGAGGAGAGTGGACCAATGCCAGAAGCACCACCAGAGCGGCCGGTCAGGTCACGCCGAGTCCGAAGCCGTATTCTCCTGATGGGTCGCCGCTCGTCTACATTGAACCAACCGCATCGATGCTGAGTGTGGCGAAGCTGGCTTTCCGCTTGGCCCGAAGCCTGAACATCGGAGAAATCAGTGTTCGGTTCACATCAGATCGTCGGTGGCCCTTCCGAGCGACGTTCGGCCAAACACTACAGTTGGTGTTCAATGCGGGAACGCTCACGCCAGCGTGGTTTGATCTGAAGACCAATCGCACGGCCATTCTCGATTTGTTGATCCACGAGTTCGGGCACTACGATGGGAGTGGTCACCTGACGGAAGCGTTCGATGACAACCTCACGCGCTTCGGTGCGCGGATGACGGACCTTGCCCTGACGAACCCGGAGATTTTTCGGGTCGACTGAGAATCTATTCGGCCAGTGTGATCGGCTGAGACTTCGGCATGGCGATGCCCGCCAGCCCAGCCAGATACTGCGTCTCAAGATCCGGCTCGGGGTCCATGGCGCACAGCACATGAGACTTAGGGATGTTCACCGAGTCCGACAGACCCGCCCACGAGAAGGGCATCAGGCCCAGCGACAACTGGGTTTGATCCGGCGAGCGCATGGGCTGAACCGTGAGAGGAGACTGTAATACGAATGCGGTTTCCGTTTCCGACGCCACCTTGGCGATGACTTCCTGTCCCGACAAAAACTTCAAAATCTTTACCATAATTTAATTACCTTCCTCTACAACACTAACATCAACATAAACCTTACGGCCGGGGGTGAAGAGTTCATACACATTTGGATTGGTGATTCGAACGTGCATCGATCCTGATGGGGTGTATTTTGTGAATGCCCGATCTGCGTCCGCATTCGGGTCATATTTCGTGACGAGGTTCACGTCTCGTTCACCATTCTCATACTGGGTCATCGATTCAACAACAAACTTGCATCGTGCGGTAATCATAAATCTCACTTCCTAAAATTGAACTTTCACTTTTCCTGTGGCAAACAAATAATACTCGGCTTTCCGACGACGGGTGAGCCCCGAGACTTCGACTAGCTCACCCCGAACTCTGGCCTTGTTCCATACCGTGAAGTTTGCTTCCGACACAAGTTGGATATTGCCCGATTTGATCTTGCGACAGATCGTTGAACCTAAGAATCCCGAAATGCCGATGTTGTATGTCATCGCCACAAGGGCATCGAACTGGTGTTGTTGTCCTTCTTGGAGGACAGACTCCACCGTGGCTTCAAAATCCACCAGATCTTCGGCCATATATTCCCGGGCTTGCTCTTCTGTACAGGTATCACCAGACTTAATAGGAGCCCCGTGGACACGAGTTGTGCCGTAACCAAAGGTCCAGACCCCAGCAATGTCCCGATAAGCCTTAGCGGCGAATCCTTCAAACTGGCAAATCAGGGATATTCCGAGGGGGCTGGTCTTCATAATTGTTATTTATGGGGACCGGATTCGGGGCAGTCAACCTAGCGGCTTTATGGCGTGCATATAGAGCTTTCCGCTCCCCGTTTGAACAATGCTTACACTTAGCTATTAGCCCGCCTTCTACATGCTTTGATGGGTAAAATTCACAAAATGGTTTTGGTTGTTTACATAAGGTGCAAACCTTTTCGGTATTGGGATCACCGCCAGCCTTTAAGGTCTTTGTTCGTTGATGGAGCAATTGGTGATATCTGGCATTTTCACAAATGACCAATGCAGATTCCTCGCTCTTTGTGCCGTCCACATGATGGACCGGTTGGGTAGGTTTTAGTGGATGTCCCAGTGCCTTTTCTGCGCGAACACGATG